ACCAACCTAACCAAGGCGCGGCTGACGCCGCAGCGGGTGGGTGGGAGGTTCCTGAGGACGTACAGGGACGGATCCGGATACGCGACCCTCGGGCCGACGTGGAGGCCCAGCGACGGGTCTGCGCGAAGGTGATGGTCCAGCACGGCCTGACCGAGGACGAGGCCCGCCGCTCCTGGCGCGACCTCTGCCTCGGGTGGGCTCGCACCGGGAGGTCGGCCTACGACCTCCTCAACGACCACGTCCAGCAGCTCGCCGGGGCTCGCGACGTTCGTGCCGTTCTCCTGCACCGGCTTAAGGGGGTGGCGGCATGAGCGACGAACGATGCAACGCGGACCTCGGCCCGCTCACGGCGAAGCTGCTTGAGCAGCAGCGCGAGATCGCCCTCCTCACCGCCGAGCGCGACGAGGCGAGGGCGCAGGAGGAGAAGTTCTGGGATCACGCCCTGCGCCTCCTCAGCGAGCGGAACAGGGCATTGGACGAGCGCGACGAGGCGAGGCGGGAGGTGTGTGGCTGGGCAGGGCAGGCACGCAACCTTGACCCCAACGTCATCGCCATGCAGCGGGGCTGGAACGTGAAGGTCAAGCACGAACCCGATGCCAGGCACGACCGGCCCGAGGAGGTCGTGATCGTCAAGGTCGGCAGGCACAAGGTGCAGGAGCTCAAGCCATGAACAGCAGGGCAAAGGGATCGCGTGGCGAGCTGGAGGCAGCACGGGTGCTGACCGAATGCACAGGCGTCGAGTGGCGTCGGACGGCCCAGCGCTGGGGCAAGGCCAAGGCCGACCTAGAGCCCGTCCAGGGCGATTCTGCCCTGCACGTCGAGGTCAAGGTGCGTGGCCACCGGCTGACGCACTGGCAGCGCAGGGCAGAGAAGCAGGTGCTGAGCATCACCAACGACGGGATGCTCTTCTGCCTGCTTTCGAACCTGCACCGCGTGAGGGAGCAAACCGTGCTCCCAGAGCGTGCGCCTCAGTGCAAGGCCGTCGAGGGGTTCATGGAACAGGCCATCCGGGACGCCGACGAAGGCAAGATCCCGGTCGTGGTGTGCAGGCAGGACCATGGGCCATGGCTCATCGCGTGGCGCAACCAGGACGATGACGCATTCTGCGAGGCCGTGCGTGGCGCTGCGTAGGTGGAAGTTCAAGGGTGGGCTGGGCGATGCCTTGAGCATCGGCTTCCAGAAGCCGTCGAGGCGCGTGCGCATGGCCATTCAGTACAAGCGCATCAATCTGCGATGCGAGAACTGCGGGCATGTGGGCGTGCTTGAGACAGATCACATCGTGCCGCTGCACAAGGGCGGCAAAGACGAATGGTCAAACCTGCAAGCGTTGTGCGTGAGCTGCCACCGTGCCAAGACAGCGCGTGAAGCCTCTGACCGAGCAGGGTGAAGCAAGTGCTTCACCCCCCCCATTGACCCCGAGCCCCCCTGGGGCACGGGGAAACCGCTTTGAGGGGGCCATCAAAACCGACCGACGGCGCAAGCATCGACCGAAGCCGCCTTTATGCGCCCAGCAAGCGGACGCGTACGCGGAGGCCGTCCTGGACGGGTCCACGACGGCAAACGCACGGATCCGCGACGCTTGCCGCCGCTACCGGGCCGAGCGGGCGAAGCCGGCGGCGCACTCGGTGTGGTGGGACGAGCAGCGGGCCGAGGACGCCCGCGCCTTCGCGCTGAAGTGCGGGCAGGGCGCCGAGGCCGGGGCGGGGCAGCCGCTGGTCTGGATGCCCTGGCAGTGCATGGTCGCGATGGTCCTGCTCGCCCGGCGGCGCGTGATCGACGGCAGGCGCTCGGACACGCCCGCGACGAAGGCGCTGCTGCTGGCGGTCGCCCGCGGCAACGGCAAGACCGAGTTCGCGGCGAGCCTGCTGATGGCGGCGATGCGCGACCCCGGCAGCCGGCTGGAGTTCTGCTCGGTGGCCCCGGACGGCCGGCTCGCGCAGAAGACCTTCGAGCGGATGCAGACCATGTGCGGCACGCTCGGCGGCGACGTGGCCGACAAGGACGAGGACAGCTGGAAGGCGACGGGCGGCTCGACGCCTGCGCACCCCGGCCGGGTGCGCCACGGCGGCAATCGGTACATCTCGCTGCCCTGCACGGACAAGGCGCTCGACGGCCTGACGGCGCGCCTGGTCATCGCGGACGAGGTCGCCCGCATGGACAAGGCGTTCGGCCGGCTCCTGACGGGCCTCGCCAAGTTCGCCACCAGCCAGCTGCTCGCCATCACGACCCCCGACCCCGAGCAGAAAACCCGCCCGATCTGGGGCTACTGGGACCAGCTGGAGCGCTCCATCGCGGACGGCAGCCCGTACCCGGCAGGCTGGTGGCCGATGCTCTACGGGCTGGAGCAGGATGACCAGGCAGCCGACCCAACGACGTGGGGCAAGGCGCACCCAGGGCTCGGGACCATCATCGATCCGACGCAGCTGGAGCTCTCGGCGCGGACCATGCTCCAGTCGGGCGACCCCGAGCAGATCGCGGAGTTTGAGACGCAGCTTGCGTGTCGCTACCACGAAATCGCGACCACGGACGTGGACCTGTCGGTGCTGGAGCGGCAGATGCAGCCCTGCGACTGGTCCCGGCTCCAGGGCGCGCCGGCCGTCATCGGCCTGGACCTGTCCCGAGGCGGCTACGGACCCCAGCTGGACCTCACCACCATGTGCCTGATGGTCGTGGATGGTCCCCAACTGCGCGCCCGGAACGTCTCCTGGTGGGCCGGGCTCGACATGGCCCTGGACGAGAAGCGGTGCCGAAACCCCCTCGGGCAGTGGTGCGAGCGGGGGTTTCTGCGCCGGATGCCCGGCGAGTACCACGACATGACCGTCGTGGAGGCCGAGATCGAGGCGCTGATGGCCCGCTACGACATCCGCAAGATCGGCGTGGACCCGCACCCAAGCCAGGCGCGGGACATCAAGCGCTGGCAGGACCGGGGCTGGCCCATTGTCCCGGTCGATCAGTCCATCCGCACCATGGCCCCGGCGTGGAAGCTTTGGGGCGACCTCCTCAAGAGCCGCCAGCTGCTGTACGAGGAAGATCCGGTCCTGCGGGCGGCGCTCAACGCCGTGCGTCTGGTGAAGGACAACGTCGGCAACATCCGCCCGGTGAAGGGGCGCAGCTCAGGGAACACCGACGCCGTGGTCGCCGGCAACATGGCCGCGATCCTGATGGAGCACCACCAGGTGCGCGAGGCGAGCGGCATCGCCAACAGCGCGTGCCCCATTGGGTGAACTGCAAGTGAAGTGCAAGTGAAGTGCAAGTGAGGTGACATTTGAGGTATGCGCTGAGGTATGCGCTGAGGTGCAACCTGAGGTCCATTGTGACACTCTCTTGAAATCCGCTTGACATCTGGGGGCACATTCGTTCCATGCGGGCGTGCCTTCGTGGTTCTCCAGGATCTTCGCCGTCAAACCCACCGTCGTGGTGTGGCAGAACGGCACCACCGCCAGCAACGTCTCGCCGGCGACCCTGCCGGCCGTCGTGCGCGCGGTGCAGCTCCTGGCCTCGGACATCGCCCGCCTGCCGGTGCGCGTCGAGCGCGCCGACGGCAGCGTCATCGACGGCCACCCGGTCGCCCAGCTCCTAAGCCGAGACGCCAGCCGCTGGCAGTCCGGCTTCGACTTCCGCCGCTTCGTCACGGGCTGCGCGCTCACTTCCGGGAATGGGCTGGCCCTGATTCGGCGGGCGAACGACGGAACTGTCGCCGAGCTCCAGCCCATCCCGGATGGCGCCGCCACGGCGCAGTTCACCGACGAGGGCGTCGAGTACCGCATCAAGGACGTGAAGCTCGCCGCCGACCAGGTGGTGCACATCGGCGCGTACCCGGACCTCGACTTCCCGGCGTGGTTCGTCTCCCCGCTCGACGCCTGCGCGCCGGCTATGCAGCTCGCGGCCGACCAGGACGCTGCGCACTCCGCGCTCGTCAAGACGGGCAGCACGGGCAAGATCAGCCTCAGCCACCCCGGCGCGATGAGCGACCAGGCGGTGCAGGCGATCCGCGACGCCTGGCAGACCATGCACGCGCAGCCGGACGGCGCCAGCCGCCCGCTGATCCTGCGCGAGGGGATGAAGGCCGAGCGGATCAGCCAGGAGACTTCGACTTCCAACCTCGAGAGCCGCCGGTTCTCGGTGCAGGAGATCGCCCGCGCTTTCGGCATCCCGCCCGAGATGCTCTTCCAGCAGGGCGGCGGGGCGCTCGCCTCGCAGTCCGAGACGGCCCGCGCCTACGTCGATGGCGGCCTGTCGCTGTGGGCATCGGTCTGGAGCGCCGAGATCGAGCGCAAGCTCCTCCAGCCCGGCGAGTACCTCCGCTTCGACACCGACGTGCTGCTGCGCGGCAACCTCCGCGACGCCGGGATGGCGTTCTCCAAGCTGGTGCTTGCTGGCGTGATGAGCCCGAACGACGCCCGCCGCCGGCTGGGCCTGTACCCAATCGACGGCCTGGACGAGCCGAAGGTGTCGATGCCCGGCGGCGCAGCGGCCGCCACGGGACCGGACAACGCAGGGGAGGACAACCCCGATGCTTGAGGTCCGCACCACGTCGTTCGAGCGCGACGGCAACCGCCTGACCGGCTACGCGGCCGTATACGACGCCCCGAGCCACCCGCTCGTCGTGCGCAGCGTCAACGGCGGGAAGCCGTTCACCGAGCGCGTGGCGCGCGGCGCGTTCGACCAGAGCCTTCGCGGGAACATCTCGCTGCTGGTCGGCCATGACCGGCGCGAGCTGCTCGCGAACACGAAGAGCCAGCGCCTGAAGCTCGCGTCGGACGAGCGCGGCCTGGCCTTCGATGTCCAACTGCCGGAAACCCAGCGTGCGAAGGATGTCTACGCCCTGGTCGATTCCGGCGTCCTTTCCGAGATGTCTTTCGGCTTCGTAGTCCGCTCGGACGCCTGGAAGGGCTCCGAGCGCACCCTCACGCAGGTGGACCTGCGCGAGGTGTCCATCGTCGAATCAGGCGCTTATCCGCAGACGAGCGCTGAAGCACGCACCTACAGCCCGGCGCTTGCCCGGCTTCGTCTGCGGTTGAGGGCACTGACATGAAGACCACCGACCTGTTCAAGAAGCGCGCAAACCTCATCGAGCAGCGCGATGCGCTGTCCAAGGAACTGAACGAGCTCCTCGGCAGCGAGCAGCTGACCGCCGAGCAGGAGGCCCGTGGCTCCGAGCTCATGGACAAGCTGGAGCCGCTCAAGCGGGACATCGAGGAGATGCAGAAGCACATCGGTGCCTCGCAGCTCCGCGAGCGGTTCGCGTCCTACGCGGCCGTCGAGAAGGCCACCACCGAGAACGAGAAGCGCTCCACGGAGTGGACGGCCTCGGGCGAGTACCGCGAGCAGTTCATCGACTGGTGCCGTGGCGGGCGCGCGCCCGAGACGCGCGGCCTGGCCGAGTTCCGCGACATCACGACCTCGAGCTCGTCGGGCGTCCTCGTCCCGAAGATCTACGAGGCCGGCATCCTGAAGTACCTCGACCGCAACACGGTCGTGCGCAACCTGGCCGACCTCCGCACGGGCGTGAAGGGCAGCGTCACGCTGCGCCGGAACAACCTCCAGACGGACGATGCGGTCAGCTCCTTCTGGACCACCGAGGCCAACAAGACGCAGACGGCCTACGACGCGACCCACGCCGAGATCAACCTCAACCCCGTCGGCGGCCTGCCGAAGTCGGAGCTCACCCAGTGGGTGGTCCGGCAGTCGGACTTCGACATCGAGGCCGAGGTCATCTCGCACCTCCAGAAGATGATCGCGCGCGGCATCGAGTCGGGCTACACCGTCGGCACCGGCAGCGGCCAGCCCACGGGCCTGTTCCTGAACGACACCGACTACAAGGGTGTTTCCTACAGCGCCGCGCACGCCTCGGGCACGGGCTGGGACAACGCCTTCACGGTGGACCGCTTGGCACAGCTGCGCTACCAGCAGCTGCCCGCCGAGTACTGGTCGAGCGCCGTCTGGGTGATGAGCCAGGACGCGTACTTCCGCATCGCCAGCCTGAAGGTGGATACCAACACCAGCAACGTCCCGCTCTTCATCCCGAGCTCGGACGCGGGCATCATGGACCAGGCGCCGATGATGCTGATGGGCCGCCCGGTCTATATCGCGCCATACGCGCCCGGTCGCCTCACGGCATCGACCTCCGGCGCCGTCAGCATCCCGCTGATGTTCGCGAACGTCAACGAGGCGTTCGCCATTCGGGAGTGGAATGGTGTGAACATGTTCCGGGATGACGTGACCACCCCCGGCCTCGTGAAGTTCCAGGGCATGGTGTTCGTGAACAGCAAGGTGGTCCGCCCGAAGGCGGTCGCCGCGCTGAAGATCACCCTGACCTGACGCAAACCCCCGGAAGCGCAAGGGGGCGGGCACTCTCCCCGCCCGCCCCCTCTGCGTCCAGGAGGACGAATGCCGATCACGCTGTCCACGATCAAGGATGCGGCGCGCGTCTACCACACGGGCGACGATGCGTACCTCCAGATCGCGTACGACGCGACGGTGCGCGAGCTCGAGGAGCGCACCGGCTGGTGCCTGGACCCGGTCACGCGCACGCAGTACGTCGCAGAGGAGCCGACGGGCATCACGAAGCTTGTCCGCCTGGAGCGGCAGCCGGTCACGGTCTGCACCTGCACGAACGCAAACCAGCAGGTTGTCGGGCTTGGCCTCGTCACCATCAACGGGATCCAGTACGCCGACCTCGACGTGGCGGACCTGGAGTACCCGCTCGTCCTGACGATGACGGCCGGGAACAACACGCTGCACCCGCTCCTCCAGATGGCGGTGCTCCAGCGCGTGACGCAGCTCAACGCCGCGCGCGGGGATGACACCGTGCCGCTGAAGACCGACTACTGGGACAACATCTGCGCCATGATGGGCAAGGGGATCGGCTGATGGCCCACGTCCCCCACGGCATGATGCGGCTCGTCGCCTCGGTGCAGAACCCGACGCAGTCCACCGACGCGCTCGGCCAGGCCACCGAGACGTGGGCGACCGTGTCCGGGCTGTCCGCGCTTCCCGTCTACATCGAGCAGATGGACACCACCGAGACGGTGGACGATGGCGGCCCGGCCATCCAGACCTCCTAC